ACGAACGCCGAGCGCGTCGTGCAAGGCGTTCATGAACGCCGGGGCGGTGCTGGTCGCCACTAAAAGGCCCCTGCGGTGCGTCGGAATGGGGCCAGAAGGCGACGCGATGCGGCGGGGATGGAATGAGTCGCCGGACCCTCGGGGGCGATCGCCTGAGGCTCGTCGATGCCGGCGATCGCCAGCTCGGTCAGATCGCGCCTGAGCGCAGACTGCACCGCGATCACGCAGGCGCGCTTGACGTCCTCAGGCACGGTGGCAAATCCGAACGCGCCGTTGACGTCGACCAGGGTGTAGCCGTAGTCCTGCGCGGTCTGCGAGGTGTGCAGGCTGGTCAGGCGCGCGGAGAAGCGGATCGACTCGTAGGTGCCCTGCTGGGTGACCACCGGCATCAGCTGGAAGTCGGTGGTGGCCGTCAGCGCCGTGCCGCCGCTGGCCTCAGGGTTGATGGTCAGCGTGCTGACCGTGCGCAGGTCATACGGCGCGAGATCGAGCAGCAGGCTCCCCGCGGGCACCTGGAAGCGCCTGGTCGCGGTGGCCGCCGGCGCGAACTCGCGGTCGTACTCGCGGATGATCGCCCGGGAGAGGTCGCTGATGAGCGACTGGATGAGGTTGTCGCGCGTCGTGTCAGACGCGGGGAGCTCAAGCGCCTCGCGCACGTTGGCGAGAGTGCACAGGTCCCAGGCGGCAGCGGCCATCGGCTACCTCGTCTCGGACTTCTTCGTCTTGGTGGCGCGCGGACGGCTCTCGGCACGCTTGGCGGGCGCTGCGGACTCGTGGCCCGCCTTGCGCAGCTCGGCGTTGATGTCCTTCACGCGCTCGTCCTGCCCCCAGCGCTCGCAGTAGCGGCGCTCCTCGAGCAGCGACTTGATGTAGTCAGCCTTCTGTTGGTCGGTCACGTTGTTCTCCTGGTCTCAGGAACGCGACGGGCCCGCCGCCTCGGATGAGGTGACGGGCCCGTTCACGGTCAGATCAGTCGGACTACAGGGTCTCGTTCAGACCCGTGCCGGTGATCTTGCAGATGGCCTCCGGGTACCGGCCACTCATGAACCCTGAGTAGCCGTAGTAGCTCAGGCGCACCGTAAGCGTGCCCGAGCCGACCGACTCGTGCACCTTGAAGCGGGGCTGACCCTCCATGACCCGCAGGGCCGGGGCGTTGATCACGAGGATCGCGTCCTCGTCGGTGCCCGAGCCGAGGGTGGTCGGGACGTTGGCGTCCGCCACCACCGGCAGGCCCGCGATCGAGCCGACCAGACCCTCGTTCTGCTCGCCGGCAGCCATCATCAGGCCACCCTGCTGGAAGATCGGGTTGGACGTGCTCTGGCCGGCAGCCAGGAAGGCAGCGCGGCGCGGGTGCATCACGATGTGCGTCGGGGCCTCGAAGTAGTTCGAGGTCACGGTGCTGATCGCCTTGTAGATCGGCGAGAGGAAGTCGCCGGCGGTCGGGGTGGTGCTGGTGAAGGTCACCGACCCGATCGAGCCGACGTTCAGCAGGCCGGTGTGCTCCGACGAAGCCGACTGACCGTTGATCAGCTGGCGGTCGAACTCGGTGGTGTAGGCACGCGCCAGGTCGTCAGCGATGACGACGTCGGCACCCGGGAACGACCTCTCGAAGAACTGGATCGAGACGTCGCTCTGGCCGGCGATGGTGCGCACCGAGGTGCTCAGCTGCGACGAGACGAAGTCCGTCTCGCTCACCGAGCCGTTCTCGGTCTGCACAGCGACCGAGGTGCCGGTGGTCACGCGGGGCACCGAGATAGTCATTCCCGCATCTGGGAGGGGTGCCTTCGGGAGCTGCGCGAGGAGGGGTCCTCCTGCCCGAGCCTTTGGCGCTGCGAATTCGGACAGGTAGACCGGGGGCACGTAGCCGGCACCGCCCGAGGCGGCCGTCACGTCACGCATCTCCACCGAGTGACGGTGCAGGCGCTCACGCGCCTCGACGTCGCCCGAGTGAGCGCGCATCACGTCACGGAAGAACGACTGCTGCCCGTCGGGGCGGTAGATCGACTCCTCCTTGCGAACCTCGACGCGCACGTCGTCCTCCTCGACCAGGAGCGGCTGCGAGGCACGAGCCTCGGTCACCTTCTCCATGCGGTCCACGATCTTCTTGCGGCGCTCGATCTCGACCTCAGCGGCGGCGCAACGCGCCTCCAGCTCGTCCAGATCGGTGCCCTCAGCCGGCTCGGACAGCGCAGCGGTGGCCTCGTCGAGCTCCTCGACGGCGGCAACGAGCGCGGAGCGAGCCTCAATGAGCTTGTCGCTCATGTTGGTCACCTCGTGTTCAGTCTGTGATGGGAAAGGCGGGCGCGCCACTTGGCGGCCCGGATGCGTCCCTCGTCGGAACGCGATCGGCCCATGCCCAGGTCATCGACCTGCGACTCGCTGCCGCCCGGAGAAGGCTCCGCGACGGTGGGCGTGGCCCGTGCGATGAGCACGCGACCATCCGAACGTGCCCTTTCCAGCATCTCGGCCTTGGTGGCCTCGTATGCGGGGAAGGGAACGACCGAAACCTCGTACAGCTCACCGACCGAGCGGATCGTGCGCAGCGGGTAGCCGCCGCTCTCGTCCCACTCGTCCTCCTCGACGGTGAACGCGAAACTCATCTGATCCACGTCGGCGCGCATCATCTTGGACGCGACGCGCTGCACGTCGGGGTCAGCCATGTCTACGCGGGCCCAGATGCGAAGCCCCACCTCGTCCTCGACGAGCTCGAGCGTGCCGCTCTTGGTGCGCGCCATGACGGCACCGTCGTCGTGGTTGTAGAGCAGGCGCACGTCCGCGCCGCGTGCGAGCGCGCTTGAGAACGCGCCAGGAGCGATGACCTCGCGGAAGCCGCCGAGGTCGTGGCTCATGCTGTTGAACACCGCGGCGTAGCCGCGGATCGTCTTGATGTCTGGACCGGCACCGCTCTCGCGCCACTCGACGCGGGCAAGCGGGGCGGCCCGCTCAGTCACCCGGGTCTCGGGCACGGATGCGACCTCCTCGGTCGTAGGGGTGGAGCCGATGAGCTGCAGCTCATCCTCCGGCTCGTCGTCCGGCTCCTCGATGAGGTCGGGAGTCGGCTGGGGCTCGACGCCGGCGAGCTTGTCGGCAGCGATCACCCAGAGCTTGCACAGGCCCTCCGGCGCGATCTGGCCGGACACCCACTCGCACGCGCCGCCACCGCGGAACGCCACGCAGTTGGCGCAGGCCATGCCCTCCTCGATGAAGGGGTTGTCGTCGGGGACCATGTAGTGCGCGCCGTCGGGCCCTATCGACTGGTCGAACCGGCCGAAGATCTCGGCGACCTTCTCGTACTTCTCGGCGAGCATGATCTGCCTGGCGGTGAGGTTCATGTATTCGTAGCCGTCACGGTCGACCATCAGCCCACGCTCCTGCTCAGCTGCGGCGCGATCCATCTCGCGCACCTTGCGCTCGGCCCAGGCACGGCCCGGGTCGCCGCCCCACAGAAGCCACGCGACGTAGCCCGGCGTCTCGTCGCCCGGCTGGTCATCGGTGCCGCGGGTCCAGTCGCCCTCGTGGCGTGCGAACCACGCCGGCATCCGGCGAACCTTGGCCTCAGACAGCTCCTCGCGGCGCGCCATGCGCACGGCGTCGCGCACGGTCGCCGGCACCAGGCCGTCGCCACTCTTGCCGGCCTCGTGCAGCCTCAGGCCGCGCGCGGCGGCCGACTGGGTCTCGCGGTTGACCGTCAGGTCGACGCCGTAGGGACCACGCTCCTCGGCCTCGGCGATGTTGAGAGCCGTGAGCTGATCCTCCGCGCTCTGCTGGGTGTCGTGGCAGCCCACGACGCTGCCGTCATCGTCCTTGACCACGGCGAAGCCTCCCGCGCAGTCCGGGTTGTCTGTCTCGATGTGCCAGGGCATCTAGGTCTCGGGCGTCGGGTTGGGAGCGCCGCCCACCGGCGTCTGCTGCACGTTGTCGCCGTCAGGCACGGCGGGATAGTTTTCGAGCTCGCGGATCTCATTGGCGCTGAGCCAGCCGGCCTGGCGCGCGGCGACGTAGGCGGTGAACCGCTCAGTGGTTGCGCTGCGAAGCAGCGAGTCGACCTTGAACTCTGGGTACAGGTCGGTGCCGCCGAACAGGTCCGGGTCGGCGCGGAGCGCGCTCTCAATGCGCCTGAGGCGCGGCCCCAGGCAGAACTTGAGGAAGGCGTCGGCCTCATCCGCGGTCGGCCGGAACGTCGACTCGAAGGCACCCATGAGGGTCGGCGGGATGTTGAACATGCGCGCGACCTCGAAGATGCTGAACTTCTGCGCGTCGATGGCCGTGGTGTCGGACAGGTTGACGCGCACCTGGTCGAGCTCGGCTCCGCCGGCCAGCACGCCGGGCTTGTGCGCGTTGCGAAGGCCGGCGTGGTTGGCGCTCCACACCTCGAGGATCTGGCGCGCCTGCTGGTTGCTCAGGCTCCCCGGGATCTTGATGACCATTCCCGGCGAGGCGTCGTTCTGGAAGTAGCGGCCCACATACTCCTGCACGGCGTAGCTCATGGCGATGCTGTTGCGGTGCAGCTCGATGGGGGAGATGCCGCGGATGCCGCCGCGCAGCGTCATCCCGCGAACGTGCAGGATGTCGGTCGAGGTGAGCCCCTGGTAGCGGTCGCCGCCGGCCTGGATGTCGAACTTCTTCTCGCGCGTGTTGGCGTCGCGGTAGACGCGCACGGCATCCGGGTCGATCACGATCAGCTCGGTCACCCGGCCGCGCGCGTCGCGCACCTTCTGCACGAAGGCGTTCCCGCGCGTCTCGATGCAGGCCGCGATGTCCTGGAACAGGTCGAACGGCGTCGAGTCGAGCGACGGCCGCTCGTGCAGCAGCTCCCACTGCGCGCTTCCGGTCGCCTTCTGGCGATCGGGTCCTGAGCCCTCGTAGACGATGCACGGCAGGGACCCGATGGTCTCTGAGATCAGGCGCACCGCGGCACCGACGGCCGGAAGGCCGGCGGCCTGGTCGTTCTGCAGGTACATCCCGGTCCACGTCGCGTAGTTGGCACCCGGCAGCGGGATCAGATCCTCGCGTCCGAAGTCCATCGCGCGCTCCTCGGCCTTCGCGGCCGGCTGCGGCCGGAAGAAGTCGAGCCAGCTAGCCAACTCTCACCACCTCGCCGTCGAGCGTTTCCATGACCCGCACGGCGGCCGTTTCGATGTTCAGCGCGTTGCGGCGCTCGTAGTAGTCCTGCGCCTGGTTCTTGCGCCAGCGGTCGCGGTGCTTGGTGCGGTGCTCGATGCGCACGTTGTGAAGCGCCAGCGCCGGCGTGAGGCCGTGGTTGTTGGTTCCCCAATACCATGACACTCGATCACCGTGGCGCGCCTGATAGCAGTAGTGCGCGCCGACGACCTCGATCCGATCGGCTGCGCGGAAGATGCGCCGCTGGGTCTGCGTCGAGTGCGGCGGCAGCTCGAGCTCGCGCGCAGCTGCGGCGGTCTCCTCCTTCACCCAGGTCTCGCGGTCCCAGAGCACGATCTCGGCGACGTCCTTGTCGGTGAGCTCGAGCTTGGTGCGCGTGTCCTCAGGCACGTCAGTCAGGACGTCGTCGCCGTCGAGCACGATGATCCAGTCCTCACCCGGGGTCACGACGTTGCGGCACTCGGCGAAGCAGAACGTCCGCTTCTCGACCTCGTTGCCAAGCCACACGTCCTTCGGCCGGACGATGGTGCAGCCCATGCCAAGCGCATCGCAAGTGCGAAGCACGACCTCGGCCTGCGTGGGCTCAGAGCGCGCCGTGCCATCTGGCATGAGCGCGTAGGCACCGTCGACGGCCACCACGTGGTCGCAGAGCTTGCCGGCCGATGACACGGTCGCAGCAAGCCATGACGGGTCCTCCTCCCACCAGCTGATGAGCGCGACGACCCTCATGCGGCCACCAACTCGCGTCCGACCATCTTCTCGGCGGCCTCGAGCACTTCGACCTCCGGCCAGAGCGGCACGTGCCCGGGCCCGACGTTCATCGCGTAGCGCCACTCGCGCTTGAGCGGCTCCTCGGCGCTCACCTGCACGCCGTTGATGAGCCGGTTGTCCAGATCGAGCACCGTGGCGTTGCCGTCTGCGTGCACGCAGGTGAACTGCCGCTGGCGAACCGGCGCGTGGCCGCCGAACCACGACACGCTCGCGTCGCGCGCGTAGCGCCAAGCGAGGTCGATGTCGTGCACCGCCAGGTCGATCTCGTGCGGGATGATCGGCGAGAGCGCGGCGTCGGGAGAGAAGCGAGTGGCCACCACGTGCTCGACGGGTGCCACCTTGTTGTCGCGCATGAGCTTCGACATCACGCGCACGACCGGGTTGTACCGCTCGGT